AACCTGACAGTGGATTGGCTTGAGTACCGAGACCGCTAACGATTGCCAAAGAAGAAAGCCCTGACTTTCGTCCAGTCGGTTGTCCAAGATCTCTGCGTTGTTCAGCTGCTGCTGATTTCTCAGCGTTAGGCACATCAGCGCGAGAGAGATTGGCGAACTCGGCTTGCTGCCTTTGGAACATGGCTTGCTGTTCAGCCATCTGAGATCGAAACTGATCTTGTGCTCCAGCAAAAGATCGAGCCTGTTGGTCTAAACGTGAGCCAAGGTTGCCAATCTGTTGGTTGTAACCAGAGGCCACGTCTTGCGTGATTTGGTTCTGAGCGTTGGGTGCATAAGAAAGGCCTTGTTGTGCAGCAAGGTCAAGGATCTGTTGCGTTGAAAGTCCTGCTTGCTTGGCAAGGTTGTATGCAGGCAGCCCAAGGCTCTCAAAGTTTGAAACGATGTAAGAACGGAGGTCGGTGTTAGCCATAGTTATGCAAGTGAAAGGCCGGAGGTTGGTGAGGCAGCAGTGCCTAATCCGCTAAGGATTGAGAGATCAGACAACCGATTGTTTTCTTTGGTTCGAGAAGTGTCTTCTCGTTGGTCACCAATCTGAGCACTGAAAGCATTCTCTTCTGCTTCAGGCACTACTGCCCGTTGCATGTTCTGCATCATGCTTACTTGTTGGTTGTAACTATTTTGCGCAGCCTGCATTTGGCCTTGCATCATTGTTTGAAACTGAGTCATTGAGTTCTGCTGCGTTGAGAGCAGGTCTTCAAGGGCTCCGTATCGATCATTAAAACCAGAAGTCAACTCAGCTAATCGTTGAGTGAATTGATCGCTAAGGACTTGTGTGTTGTTAGCGATGTCTTCTGTTGCCTTGTTGGCAAAGTCGTCAGCCCTGGCATTAGCAGCAGCAACGTCATCACCTAGGGCACCGATGATGTCGTCGAACTCACCAGTGTCACGAGGGAAGCCGCGCTGCGCTTCGCCTCCGCCACCGCCGCCTCCGCCACCGCCGCCTCCACCAAGCCAATCCCTCATCTGCCTGACATCGTTCAGGGAGTTGACTTGCTTTAGCCCAAGAGCCTCGGCTGAACGGCGAGCATCAAATTCAGAAAGCTTCCCCAGTTCCCTGTTGAACTCTTGCTTTGGGGACTCAACTTCCCAAGGGTCATAGTCATCACTTGTGTAATCTCCTTTGCTGCTGTTGTTCCATGCAGCGCTTGACCAGTCCCCTAGGGCCAGGTCGTCGAAATACCTTCGAGTCTCCTCAGATGACCTGCCCATAAATCCTTGGCGATGTTAATAGTCAGCCGCCCTGAGTCCTTGAAGGAAACGAATGACAGACCGTTGTCCTGAAGAATACCGAACTTGATCAATAGAGTCAGTCAGTTCTGGCGTTCGCTCAGGGAATAAGCGATCAAGTGCATCTAACACCTCATCGCTTACACCCTGTACAAGAACACGCTTCAATGAATCGGGGGATTCCATAGATGGACCTCATGCGTTTTGAAGTTGTACTCACCATTGCGCAAGATGCGCGTCAGTCGAGCCTGTAAAAGGGCAGTTTCCCTTGGCGTCGGGTCTTTCCCTTTAACTCGATAAGTTGAAACAACTGCTTCCCAACATTCCACAGGGTCCGCGAGGTTGAACCCCTCAACAATTCTTTGGGCACCTGTCGTGCCAACGCTTTTGCAGCCGGGGATGCCATCGGTCGTGTCACCACTGATCGCCTGTTGATACCTGAAACGATCTGCTTCTTCATCGGTTACTCCCCAATCTTCTTTGTCGATCCATGTGTGATGCCCTGGGATTTGATTTAAATCTTTGTCACCTGATGCAATGATCACCTGCTTATCACTAAGCATTGTCGCGAAGATGCCTATAAGATCATCAGCCTCAATGCGGTGATACATGTAGGCCCCCTCCTCCTGTAGCAACTCATTCTTCAAGGCCTTAAAGCCAATCGGCTTTGGCCCTTTCCTATTCATCTTGTAACTAGGTGCCAGCTCACGACGGAAAGCAGAGCGTTCGGTAAAGCAGTGGATCACGTCACTGCGTTGCAGCTTGTACTCCTCAAGCCAACGATCAACCGTGTCCCAGTAATAACGACGGGCATCAGGCAGCTCGCTGTGCCTAGTCCATACGTCATCAGCTAGTTCAATTTCAACCTCAGTTGATGAGGTTGCTCTGAACAAGAGCATGTCAGCGTCAAGGATCAGTGTCATTTGGTTTTAAACTCCCGAACAATGTCACGTACACCATTAACAGCAGAGGCAAACCCACTCCAATAAGACTCTGAATAACTAAATGGAAGGTTGTACTCGTAGGCGTTGGGTGATTCATCAAAGTGCTTGAGACTGTCGTCATACAATTCATTCAACGCTTTCCCTGAGATTGTGTAGAAAGCGCTGTCGTCAAGTGGAGCTGCTAAAGGCACTGTCATCAGTTGAATATCAAGTAAGCAAGAGGGTCGGACTTACATCGCAGGACCGGCAAAGGCTTAAGGGGAACAATCCACCCCTACCGGCTGCCCAAGCAGAACGCCGATTGTTAGTTGTTGATCTCGTGAAACCTGCAGCTATCCATGTAGTGCAGCTTTGACATCAGGCCAAGTGTTCCCTTGACCCTGTTCTTCTTCAACCAACAGTTAGTCGTGTTCGCTTCAATCTTGTCTTCGCTGCTTGGGTTGCGTTGAAGCATGACAACGTGGTCAGGGATTTGCGCCAGAGAGTGCGAACCCCTAAGTGACTCCAGTCCCGGCTCCCCGCCCGACTCAGCCGATGCTCCAAAGCCGCTGGTTCTTGATAGATGGGCAACGACAAGCATGGTGAAGTTGAGCTCAACGCAGAGCGATTTGAGATCTTTGATGCAGCGATCGATAGCCCGTCTTTGATCTGTTGCAAGAGAAATGCCATCAGCCAATAGGGAGAAGTGATCAAGGACTACAACTTTGCAGCCTTCGCCAAGAACGTAATGTTTAACAGCTGCAACAAAGTCATCAAAGTCTTCGCTGCCAAACTTATCCGCCAGGAAAATGTTGGGCGCGAATGTATCTAAAGCTTTCTTGATCTCATCAGGATCACGACGTTGTCTTTGTTCAACGGTGTCAAGGTGAAAGCCAGGGTTACAACCCAACACCTCACTCAGCATCCGTTCAAGACTGGTGACGCAGCTCTCTTCGTATCCGAGGTAGGCAACCATGACGCCAAGCTGTGCAAGGAATAGCGCAATAGATCTTGTGAACAAGCTCTTGCCAATACCAGTGCCGCCGGAAATCATGATTAGTTGACCGGGCTTCATGCCATCGGTCATGCGGTTCCACCCTTCCCAAGGGAATGGCAGGCCCATGCGATCAACAGGATTCAGGATTGAGTCCAGTAGGTCAGGGGCATGAACGATTGAGTCAGGCCGGTGCTTGCTGGCGTTGTTGATAGCGCCAAGGATCGCGGCCTCATCGTTAGCAACTAACGCTTCGTTCGGGTCTTTATAGGCAAAACCAGAAGCAATGCAGGCCGTAGGCCCAATCAATTCAGCAAGCTTTGTTGCTGCTTTTCTACCTGGCTCATCGTTATCCATGAAGATACAAACACGCTTGAACCCGAGGATCCAAGAGAGCTGTTCCTGACAGGCTTTATGGGCTGACTGAGCACCATCAGGGATGGAAGCGCAGACAAACTTTTGGCTTGCTCTGTTCTTGCTGATCACCTGATACACGGACATCGCATCGATCTCCCCCTCGCATAAAACAAGAGTCCCTTCGCTGCCTAGGTGCTGACCGAACAGCTGAACCTTGATGCTTTTGTCACGGCCAAGCCAACCAAATTGCTTGTCGCCGTATCGGATGTGTTGAGCAGTGGTCAGTCCGTTGCTGTCTCTGTAGTTCGCGATCTGTGCATCAGATCCTTTGAACTTGCCAGCAACGTAGTCATATAAGCGAAAGGTTTTAGATGCAATCTGTCTGAGGCTGTCGAGTGGGTTGCCAGGTAGCAATGCCACTTGCTTGGTGACTTCATCAGTGCGTGGCACGTTCAACAAGTCAGCCACTGATGTGTGTTTACTCATTGGCTTCCAGGGATCTCCATTTG